CCCCGGTTCCGGGGTTGTCTATAACACTCCTGTTTCGTTTACTATAGGAACCGACAACAAAGTAGACTGTAGAGTTAAAGGCAGGTATGCTGCTATTAAAATTGAAAGCGAGGCTGCTTCTCAGTTTAATCTGTCCGGTTATGCAATAGAATCAGAGATTGTGTCAGACAGATGAGCAGAGAGTTTTTAAGGTTTGATCCTACATTCTGTCCTACCCAGATAGAAGAAATACCTCGTTTTATAGATGCAATGTTTCTAGAAATTAGAACTGTTCTAGACTTGGTAAGAGACGGTCACTTAGATGTGTTAAACGTGGAACCTAGTGATCCACAACAGGGAGACATCAGGTATGCTGATGGCAGTAACTGGAACCCCGGCAGCGGAGAAGGAATATATTTTTACAACGCCGCTGGAGCGTGGGTTAAGCTATAAACTTGTTAATGCAGACAATCCGCTAACTAGAAAAAAACTAGCCAAGTGTTATACTAGAATAGAACACATGGTAGAAAAAATAAAATGTGACGACCTGTACACAGCGGACGACTTGATTAAAAGGGTCATAAATAAACAAAGTGACTTTTGGATTTCTACAGACGGTTACGATAACATTCAGGGATGTATTATTATAGGATTTGCAGAAATGCCAAGAGGTAAAGGCATAAATGCAGAGGCTATAGAAGGCAAGTTTGATTTTAGTATAGTAACTCCAGTTGTGGAAAAATACTATAAAAAACTTGGATTTAAATTTTTCGAGATGACGGGTCGTAAAGGTTGGGAAAAGGTAATGGAGCCGATGGGCTATGAGTTTAAAAGCATAACTGTAAGAAAGAGATTATAACATGTCCAAGATATTTTCACCGCCGCCTCCTGTAGTGGTATCTACGCCGTTTCAGTCGGCCACTAGCGGTTCAACTGAGGTCACGCCGTATGCTCCTGTAGAGCCGTTTATTCAAAACTTGCTTAACCCTATTCAGCAAACTTTTAGCGCCGATCCTGAGTTGTTTACTGGAAGCTTGGTTCCCGAAGATTCTGCCCAAACTTTAGCAGCTAGGGACCTGTATGGACAGGTAGGACAGGCTTCTGCTGGACTAGCTCCTCAGTTGATGCAACTTGGTCAGGCTGATATTTCTAGAGGATTAGCCGACCCCAGCCAAGACCCGATTTATCAGGCACAGCTTGGCGTTATAGCGCAGCAAGCCAGAGACATGACTGAGCGGGATAAACAAACCGCACAGCAACAGGCAATTCAAGCTGGTCAGTTTGGCCTAGGGTCTACTGCTCTGGGAGAACTGGAGACTTTGCAGCAACAGAAACGTGAAGAACTAGCACAACGTCAGATGGCCACTGCGCTACAAGAGGCCGAAGCTCGTAGAATTGCCGCTTCGCAGAGAGCGCCGGGAATGGCCCAGCAAGCCCTGCAAGCTCAGATGACACCCGCAGCCTTGCAGGAAGCTATCGGCAAGGACGTAGAGGCACGACAGGCTGCTTCTGCCACTGATGCTGCGCGACTAGCTCAACAAGATCAAGAGGCACGTAGAGCGCAGCTTGTTACTATGGTTAACTTGTTCGGTGGTTTGGCCGGTTTGGGTAGCAGTACACAGATGCAGCAAACGTCTAGCGGCTATGGTAGTCAGGGATTTGCCGGTGGGCCTAGTCCGTTTAGTCAGATTGCCAGTGCTGCCGCCACGGGTGCAAAACTCTATATGTCTGACAAGAGGCTCAAAAGTAAGATCACCTTTGTAGGCAAGCTTGAAAACGGTATCAAGATTTACAAGTGGAAGTGGAGTGAAAAGGGCAAAGAGCTTGCTGGTGATCAGGTAGAGTTTGGAGTAATTGCACAAGAAGTGCAGAAGATTGTACCAGAGGCAGTCAAACGTGGACCAGATGGATACCTGATGGTCAACTATGGAGCATTGTGATGAGTAGCAGTTGGGGTTTTCTTAACGATGTTAGCGATCTTGCAGACACGGTTGGAGACAAAATCGAATCGGGTTTGGACTATTTTGGAGACAAAATCGAGTCGGGTTTTTCAAACTTGGGGAGAAAAACAGTAGACCTAAATGACGAGGAACAGGCAGAGCTAAACGCCTATTTCGATGCCGCAGACTCTGGAAATGTAGGCGGATTTGGCCTGAGCCAAGAGCAGGAAGCAAAATACCAAGAATATGCTGAGATGGGCTGGAAGCGGGAGATGGGCGAGGACGGCAAATATAAATACAGCCGAGAGAAAACAGGTAAGGAAGTAGCAGAAGACCTAGAGGACCTAAGTGGGGCAATACCTTCTGGAAAAGCGGCCTCTAGAGGGGCCCTGTTCAATCAGAAACCTCCGGGTATTCCCGGCATGCCTAGAGGAAGCGTTGGATACCGACAAGTCGAAAACCCTTACCAAGTACCCAGCTACCTGATGAGTTCAGCGCAGTACAACGAACAGATTTCCAAGTTGCTCGGCGGATTACTGACTAATAGCATCCGCAACAACCCAATTAAATATCTAGTGTGAGATAGATTATGACTGAAAGAATTATAAATACCCTTTTAGGTACTACACATCCCGGGGTTCGGAGGGAAATGATGGAGCTCCTTCGATCTAAACAAAGGGGTGATCGAAGAAATCAAATGATACAAGAGTCGGTGGCACAGAGACAGGAGGAAAAACGTCTTGAAGAACAAAGAAAACAAGAAGAAGCTAATATACGCCAAAAAGTTATAGCTGCTCAAAAAGCTGCACTTCGGGATGGTGGTCCAAACATGTCGGCAGGTGGAGCTATAGAAAGAATGAACGCAGCGCGAGAAAATATACTTGCCAGAGAACAACGTGCGGCATTAAGCAGTGTGTCGGCAGCGGACATGCAGCAGCCTAATGCTATGGGTGGCCTTTCATATGGAGGACCGCCGCCATCGCTTCCCCAGTTACCGGGAGAGTCTGCCGCTGCTTATTACATGAGAACTAGGGCCGCTGAAAGAGCAATTGCATCGGACATGCGCCAGCCTAACGCATTGGGTGGTCCTGCTCTGCCTCCCGCACCCGCTCAGCCTAGCGATGCAACCACGGCTGGTCTCAAACTTGGCAATGGTGTTGGAGACAACAACAGAGAGCGTTCTTTCCTAGAGCGCATGGCACGTTCAGGTCTGTTGTCTACTCTACAGGGCATGGCGCGTGCAGAGCGGATGTACGGCGTTGGTCCCTTGGCTGCGTTTAGTGAGTCTGCTCTGGATGTACAGGCCGCTAGGTCAGCCGCTGATCAGAAGCAAAGAGAGGCACAGCTTGAGCTTGATAAAGAGCGGATCAAGGCACAGCCCAAGCCGCCTAAGCCGACACCTGAAATTACAAATTTGTATAAAGAAATGGGAGTATATCAATCTGGTTTGAACACGTTTAACAGGATCAAAAGTATTCTTTCAAAAAGCATTGCAACTGGTGCTGTTGGTTCTACACTAGCTGGTTTAAACAATATAGCAGCAGCGTTCAATATTAACTTATCTCCTGATGCTCAAACATCTGTAAACAAGGCTGTAGCAGAAATTAGAACTCAGCTGATTGCCTCCAAAGCATATGGTAGGGAAGCTAATAAAGACGAACAAAAACTAATTCGTGCGTTGATACCCGAAGCTGGTACGTTTAAGACGATAAAAGAGCTAGAACAGGCATATGAAACTGCTGCTGCTTCGATGCAAAGAAAGGCTAACGAAACTAACGCTATTATGACAGGAGTGTATGGTTTACGTAGCTACGGAACAGTCGTTCCGAGCAGCCCTCTTTTTACACGCCCAAACCAAGGTAAATAATAATGGCAGAAATGATAAATCTGTGGGACGGTACGCAAGTTAATGTGCCTGACGGTATGACAGATGGAGAGATAACAAACTATATTGCTAGGACAATGCCAAACAAGGCAATTGAGCGTGGCATTGCCGTAGATATCGAAAGAGAGTTTGACCTGAAAAGCGGCGTTGGAGACTTTGGTGCTCGCTTTGGTAACGCCCTTGCCAGCGGTAATCCAGACGAGATCAAAGCAGAGTTTGACGGCGTTTTTGGTAAAGGCAATTGGGGAGTTGCTGACTTTAGCGGTCAGCCCTTTGTCACGCCCGATGGTCTTAGGGCTGTAGGCATTGAGCCAAAAGATGACAGAAAGGTCATGTTGGACGGGACCAACACTTCTGTCTACGACTTAGTTGACATTATTCCTGAAGTGGTCGTAGGCACTGGCGCACTCGCAGCCGAACTGTTAGTTCCTATGGCTCCCGGCACAGGCGCTGTGGGCGGAACGGCTGCGCGTGGCCTGTTGTCTGCCATTGCTGGGCGTGGGCTGATTGCCAGATCAGCACGTGCCGGGTTTGGTGATGCCGTGGCCAATGTTGGTCTTGAAGGGGTCCAGAAACTTCGTGGTACACAACGTGAATCACTTGGTGAAGTTCTGCAAGACGCTGGCACAGAGGGGCTGGTAGTTGGTCTGGGTAGTATAGTTCTAGGTGCTCCTTTTGCAGCGGTGGGTAGCGTGGGCAACCGTATCAAAGCTGCGTCTAAAGACATGGCCCCCGGAACTCAAAATGTTCCCCCAGTGCAAATTCAAGATATGCTTGATGCCCAGAACAGAAACATAGAACGGTTTACTCAAAAATATATTGCTGACGGTCTTTCTAAAGACGCAGCTGAAAAAGCCGCCAGAGACGACGCAATGCTTCTTAGCTTGCGTACCCTTGTTGGAGATCAGGGTACCATGGCTGGCAACATACTGACCAAAATTGAAGGCATCGGTACCAAACAGCTTGGTGACTCGTTTGCAAAACGTACCATGGACTTTATGAACAAGTACCGTTCTACTGCCTTGGAGTCAAAACGCCTTGGCGATCCTGACGCTACGACTGTTGCCAAGCTGAAAGCAAACTTGAGCAAAAGTGAGCTAGAGTTTGCTGACAAAATTATGAAACAGCTTACTGATTTTAACGCGACACCTCTTGGCGTAACCAGTGCGGCTGCAAGTACACTTCGTGGATTCAAGGAGCTTGCAGAGGACAAACTTCTTTCACAGTACCGACGCAGCATGGGAGCCTTTGAAGGTGATGAGTTCTATGGGCAGTTCAGAAACATGGGTGGAGAACTTACTCCTCAACGTTTGTCTACTTTTCTCACACGTGTTTCAGACGAGTCTGGACTAAGTGTTGACGAAGTGGTTAATGCTTTAGGTCCAGAAAGTCCTCTTCATCGTCGTATCACATCTAGGATAAAAATCAAAGATGACGGTACAGTTGTTCCTGTTAATCCCAAACTTAACAAGAAAAAGGAACCAACTAACTACACCGGAAGCAGCATAACGATTCAAGACCTTATGGATGCTGATCAACAAATTCGCAAGCAAAGCTACGCAAAAAGAGCAAACCTTGCAGCTGTTCGTAAAAATCTAGAATTGTCTGCCGCAACTCAAAACCAAATTTCCAGACTTCCAGAGGTTCCTTCGTCTTTTCAAAAAAGATTGAAAAAAGTCAATTCTCAGTATTCTGAGTTTGTCAATATCTACCGTGGGAAGAACGGCTTGTTTGAACAAGTGGCCAAGCGAAACACAGATGACTCACAGCTGTTTCTCACGCAGTTTGTAAATGGCAAAGAGGGTGCGGAGTTTGCTACACTTCTGAACAAACTGGAACGTGCATTCGGCAAAGACGCAGTAGGTGGCAGCATTGGCCTAGAGACAAAGGAACAAATCCTAGGCGCACTCGGCGTCAACTTCATTAGAGAAAACAAGCTGGATATTTTGTCCGCATCGGGAATTTCTAGGGAAGCCGGTGCCAAGAAAGCCGCCGATGCACTCAAGAAAATAAACACTCTTGAGGCAACTATGACCAAGCGTGTCGGAGATGCTAAGGCTAAACAGGCCATGAAGCAACTGTTCCAACAGGACTCGATGAAAGAGTATAAGGCGTTGCTCAACCAGATTGCCAAGGGTAGCCCAGAGAGTGCTGCACTTGCACAGCAAAAACTTGGTTTGGCAATGAGTTTCAAAGAGGCAGAGCAATTTGTAACAGATACTGGGAAGATTGGAGCTAATCTGGCAAAGTCTGATCTCGACAGCGTTGTTGCACAACTGCGCTCATTGGACGCTCTTGACAAACGCAGCGGTGAGTTTTACAGAGACTTAATGTTCAGCGAGAACTGGGGTCGTGTAATCAACGCCATGGCAGAGGAAAGTGCTAGCAAAAAGAATGCTGCTATAAAAGGATGGGCAGACGATTGGATTGCTGCTAGAAGCGGTACAAACGGCGTAGAAAACATGACAGAACTGTTTGGCAAGGAAATCTACGAAGGCATGGACGATCTGGCGCTGAACATACGTGGTGCATTAAACATTGATCCGAATGCTGGCGCACTGTCCGTGGCCGAACAGCCTGTGAGCATATGGAGAAAACTTCTTATGCTGGACTTTAAGGGGGCTATGAAGCCTGCCAGCTTTATGTATGGGTCAAGGCAAATTGCTCCACATACAAAAGCGTGGACAGATGTAAACATGATGTTACAGGCTGGACAATCGCCAAGTGACATTATGAAGGCAAAATCAAAGATGGCCAGTGGTATTCTTGGAAATGCCCAGAAATCTGCTAACGGCCTAATGGCTGGAAGGAACGGATTGATGGCGGCGACTGTAAGTGCGTATATGAACGAGGCAGATCAGATTTATCCTACAGATGAGGAAGTCCCTGTCGTAGAGCCGAAGAGCACGGAACAGGTGGTCCCCGCCCAACCAGCACAGCAGAGCATGGTCCCAACCGACACAGGGGTGGCAGCGATACAACAAATTGCCAGTATGCTACAGCCCCAGCCGGTGCAAAACGTGGGCGTGTCTGGTCTGGAAGAGGGCGCTGATATAGCAAGGAGTGCAGCCTAGTGGCAAACATATTTGATCAAATAGAACAGGCGGCTGCTAGGGCAGGAGCTACCGAAGTTCTCGACGACATTAAAGACAAGGCCGTGGAGGGAGCGGTTGGACTTGGAGCAATGGGGGTTGCTTCTGCTCTTGGTCCCGAAAACGTGGACAGAATTGAGCAGTTGGCGCGTCAATTCGATAACAGGGTTATAGAGCCTGTTAAGGATGAGCTTCCACAGGGAGTGGGCCTAAGCGTAAAACCTGATTTTATGGACCCTGCGGCTACCACCGTAACACCTAGGCTAGACCTGTCTGTTTTAAGTCCGTACGTTCAAGGACAAGCGCAGACAACCTTGGGCCAAGGTGGTGTAGAGAACTTCAATATTAACGCACAGGTGCCAATGGGTGGCGGGTTTTCTGGCACATTGAACTACGGCCCACAAAGCGGTACAATGGGTGTCAACTATGAGCAAGACGGTTTCAATGCTTTTGTTAATGCTCCTGTGCCTGAGCGAACCGCTAGTGTTAAGGGCTTGCTCGACAGCATCACAGCCGGTTTCCGATACACAAGGAACTTCTGACATGGCTGAAGGACTTTTAGGACTAGGGCTGTTACCAGAACGTGCTGAAATTAAACGCGGTCTTTTAGACTTCTTGGGAATTGATAGCAAACCTTCTCAGGACATAGTCTCTGAGCTTACCTCATACATAAATAGTAATTTTCCAGCATCCAAGTATCCAGCCGCACGGGCAGCTATGTTGGGAACTATAGTTTCAGAGGCTGGCGAAGACATGAGATTCGATCAGGAACAACTTAGTGGTGGTCCCGGATACGGTTTGTTCCAAATGGAGAGACCCCACTACAGAAGGTACGTAAAAACGCCCAAAGGAACCAAAATATATTCGAGACTTAAACCTACTGAGGCAGAGAAGGCAAGGGGCTTTAAACCATACTTAGACACAGTTGGAGCAAGGTACAATAAGTTTTTAGAAAATAACAAACTACAAGATTCTGCACAATCTCAAATTAAATTCATGTCCGACAGGATCAAAAAAAATAACCAAGTTATGGAAGCCTTTAAATCATCCGATCCGTCTAAAGCAATAGACGCTCTCACTGGTCAGATAATTAAACCCAGAGCTTATCTAAACAGATCAACAAGACAGGCTGAGCTTAACCGTAGGCGCAGAGCGGCTGGAAGATTTTAGATGGAAGGCGGCATAGACATACGGCTGGTGGTCACCGTTGCAGGTATCCTGTTCAGCGTGGCCGGAGCCAGTGCCGTTGCCAAGATGCAGATCAAGCAGTTGGTAGAAAAGCTGGAAGACATTGAACAACGTATGCGTAAGATGGACAGCCGTGAAGACAAGTTGGCTACGTTGACCGAGACGCAGGAGCAGAGGATAAACATCTTGGCAAAGATGGCAAGTCCAGAAAACCTACGCAGGGACCATATGCAGCTATCAGAGCTTTTGACTAATGTCAAACAGTTAGAAAAATTCTGTGACAGGTTATATGCTATGCACAATGGCAAGCACCCGCCTGTATCAGACACAAGAAAGGCAGACTGATGGGTATACCCTTTGAACTGATCACCATGCTAGGCTCTGGGCTGCTGTCCGGGGTGATGACACTGTGGAGCCAGAACCAGAAGTCTAAGCAGGAAGCCTTCCAAAGGGCTATAGACGGCCTTGCGGCGCAGTCACAGGCTACAGACTTGGCTAGGAGGTACGAGAATAAGGGCTTCCAAATTACGCGCAGGATCATAGCTCTGATGGCCGTCTTCGCGGTAATTGTGTGGCCTAAGATGGTTGCTGTGTTCTGGCCGGAGATACCCGTTAATGTTGGGTACACAGAATTTAACCCCGGCGCATTGTTTGGACTTTTCGAGGGGTCCGAGTCAATCAAGTGGCAGAGCCTTAAGGGTCTGGTTCTAACACCGCTGGACACTCATCTGCTCAGTGCTATCATAGGATTGTACTTCGGTGCTTCAATGGTGAAGAATGCAAAGTAATGTATCTGAATCTGAGGACACTTGCATAACCTGCGTGTGTCAGTCGGAAAAGTGCCACTGCCCGGAACCCTGTTCCCACTGCGATTGCGGAGACTGTCACTGTAAGCAAATGTATAAGCGCAGCAGCGGCTGGGGAAAACCAACGGTTTCTATGGAGTAACAATGTGGAAGTATTGGTGTAAGGCTATCGGGTCTAAATCATTTGAAGAAGACGATAAGGCAGACAGGGTTGCGGTAATTAGAACTGTATGGGTTATTTTGCATATGGTAACCTGCTTTGCCATAATTGCCAACGCCTGTAGACATTGGTGAAAAAAAGAGATAAAGATGAGGGGCTAACCGTTGGCCCCCCACGGATGTATTAAGGCATCACCCTGTTAATGGCCGACATTGGCCATGTTGGTTATTTAATCTCGACCGTCTTAGGCTTCTTGTTTTCTGGAAGCTCCTGCGTAAATTCGAGCTTAAGTATGCCCTCCTTCATCGAGGCGTCTCCTACTTCTATAAACTCACCCAACATAAACTTCCTCTTAAACGGGCGGTAAGCTATGCCTCCGTGAAGCACCGTGCCGTTCTCTCCCGGCTTAACTCCCTTTGAAGATATGGTTAGAACATTGTCCGCAACATTTATGGACACGTCCTTCTTAGAAAATCCTGCCAGTGCCATAGAAATCTGCCAAGAATGTTCCCCCGTTTTCACAATTTCATGTGGTGGAAAGTTGGGGGCATTGTTCGTATCATCGGCCACTGACCACATGTTGTTAAGCAGTTGGTCTATTCCTAATGAGGAACGCTCTGCGATTGAAACCATATTAGAGAAAGATAGTTCTTGCATTTTGTATCTCCTATAAGCAAGATGTTTGGAAGCCTGTGATTAGCACTTCCAACACTATTCTACCACACATTAACCACCATTGCAACCCCTACTTAAAGGGCGCACCCGTGGCCCATGCCGTTAGACTATAGCGAGTGCCTTGGTGTACGGGAATGACCCTGTGGTAGTAGTAACTAGGGAAGACAACCATTCTTCCCGGTATACGTAGCTGTGGTTCATTCTTTATCCTTTTCTTGTACGAGGCAGATGGACTTCCCCAACTAAATTGAAAGTCACCGCCTGTAAAATCGTCGTTCAGTACCACGTTATAGGTAAGCTTACGCATTGGGTCTGTGGGTTGTACGTCTAGGTGCCACCCATATGCCTGTCCCTCCCTGTACTTGCTAAGTTGTAGGTTCTCTACACCGGTTATGTCAAAGTTCCATCCAGACTCCTCATTAGCCTTCTTGATCCACTCAAAGACCAAGGTTTTAAAATCCGGGTTGTCCATTGCATAAATAGTATTAGATCGAATGTTCTCTATTCGTTCTCCTTCCCCGACCTTTCCCTGCTGTTCTTCCAAGTTGTCGCATAAAGACATAACTGCTTTTCTGAAGTCCTCCTCCATGTCTGGAACAGTATCTCCCGAATACCACAACTCTCCGTACATTTCCTATACTCCGCAGCTTCCACCGTGACCAGTAATGTCACAGATGTCGTGTGTCTCCACGCTCTCCTCAAACACCTCTCCTAGCTTGTCTACAGCTTCACTATAAGGCACACTGCTAAGAGGTTGTCCTCCTCTACACCCGTCAGGATACACGGTGAAACCCCGCAACCTGTGAGCATAGCTGGCAAGAGTAGAGGCAAACTTATCCACAGTATCTTCATTGTTTAATTCAGTCCCCCACGCTGGCAAGTTAATGGTGCTGGAAATAGACATATCCACATAGTCCTGCACATCCGCTTGGAACTTGATACGCCTCTTATAGTCACCGGCCAAGTCCAGTGCTGACTCAATCTTGTCAGGCTTAACTCCGTACAGGTCTATAATTTCCTGAGCAGCACTGTCCACAACGTACTGATAGTGCCACTTATTTCCGTTCTTAAGATACCGCCTTTTGTAGGCAACCGCAAAAATAGGTTCCACGCCAGTAGAGGTGCCAGCAAGAATGCCAATGCT